ATTCCATACACCAAAGTATTCTGTAAATTGACTAATGTATTTTGTATCAAACATTGTTCTTGCTACTTGTCTTTTCATCATGAAATAATCATAACAAAATTTAGCAAGATCTTCTGATATTGCATTTTTAATTATTGCGTATTTATTTTTCTTAAAACTCATGAACCGCTTCCTCCTGATTGTGTTTGTTTTCTAACAGTATCTGTTATCATTCTTCTTACAGCTTGTAGATTAAAATGAATAAACCTAAATGGTTCTACTCCATCATCAACCACATATTGATGTTCCATATAAGCTGGAAAGAATATCATAGTACCAGGTTTTGGCTTATAATGTATTTGATGTGTTCCAAGTGTTATTTCAGTTTCATTTTTTAATGGTAACTGTGTAATAAGTTTAGCTGGTCTTGGGTCATGAAATACTGGCATTGAAGTTTTATCTGAACATTTTAAAAAATAAAAACCAGATATGTGATTGTCATAATGTATATGGCCTTCATGGTGTCCACCACCTTTTTCACCAAATTCTTGTACCCAAAATTCAGTCCAAAATAATTCATAATTTTTTAAATCATATCCCATATGATCTAAAACATTCCAACTTGTTGCTCCAATATAATCTTGTAATTCTTTCAAATTTGGATCACCAACTAATGATGTAGAATGATGACTCATTCCATGATCGCCTATTTTTTTACCAAATTTTTTTTCTCGTTCCTTAATAATTTTAGCATTATTTTTTTTAGCATCTTTAATATATTTATCACAAACTTTATTTGTATCCTCCACCCATTCTGGAATTTCTATAGAATAGACTGGTGAACTAAAATAAACTGATGCTTGTAATTGATCTGTTTTTGCCATTATCTAAATGGATATCCAAGGTTCCAAATAACCAATGAATATCTTGTTCCTTTCGTTACTGGTTTAACTCTATGCCAAACATGAGATGGAAATACAACAATACTTCCACGTGGAGCTATTTCGGCACATTTTCTAACTGATTGTTTATCAGGATCCATATTTCTAAAATCAAATTCTAATTCTCCACCTTCATAATCTTTTGGATCTGATAGTGAACATGTAACCGATAATTTTCTAATTTTTCCATTTGTATCTTTATTATCTGGATTTGCATATGGAGTTTCCCAACTATCACAATGCCAATCATAAAATTGATTTAATTTATATTTTGTAAATTGACAAGCTTCAGAAAAATCCCACTGGAAGTCCCACCCAGCTAATCTATTTGCTTGATGTATAAATGGTTGAATTTCTTTATAGATCCATCTATCTGAAAGCCATACAATATTCGAATCTCTTTTCTTTTTTAAATCTTTTAAATCTTCATCAGATAAAGGTTTACCTTCATTAATTTTATTTGTTTGACCACCTGTAAGTGCTAATTGTTCTTGTTGAGAAATTCCATATTTAATTAACTCATCACAAAATCTAGGCGTGAGTGCATTTTGGAAATAGTAAAAATAGTTCTGTAAATTCATTTCTAAATACTATATATTAATTTCTATAGGATTTGTAAAGGGATAAATTATTAGCCAATTGTAAGTGTTCCAGACACTGTAAATGTCGCAACAGTACAACCTCCTGCTGGTGCTGGTAATGTTGTTTTTGTATTAGTTCCAGGTGCAACTGTAATAGATGGACCTGCTGATCCTGGTGCTCTTACAATAACAATACCAGATCCTCCTGCTCCTCCATCAAAACCAACAAAACTTCCTGGAGCATTTGTAAATCCTCCTCCACCACCCCCACTTCCAGTATTAACTGTTCCTGTTCCTCCAACTCCTGTTGTAGAACCTGCACCACCTATACTTGATCCACCTGCCCCACCACTTCCACCTGGATATCCTGGCTCACCTCTACCTCCACCTCCTCCTCCACCTGCTCTTGTAACAGGTGATCCTGAAATACTATTTGCTGAACCTGCTCCTCCTGCTCCACCTTGATTTGGAGTTGTAGCAGCTGTACCAACTGCTCCTGCTCCACCACCTCCACCGCCTGAACTAGGCGTACTTGATGCTCCACCATTATTTCCTTGAGGAGGACTTACTGGTGGTGTGTTTCCTGATCCTGCTGCTCCACCATCTGTTCCACCTCCTCCTGATCCTCCTGCAATTCCTACTTTGTTAGTACCATTACTACCTCCACCTCCACCTCCTGCTGATGTAATTGTTGAAAAAATTGAAGGTGACCCTGATATACCAGCTGGATATGCTGGATTAGGTGCTGGACCTCCAGCTCCTCCTGCTCCAATTGTTATTGGGTAAGATCCTGCTGATAATGTAATTTTTGTTCCTCCTGGAAAAGATGTACGATATCCGCCTGCTCCTCCACCTCCAGCATTTACAGATCCTCCTCCACCACCGCCCGCTACTACTAAATAATCAAATGAAATATCTTCATTTGGCCACGTACCACTTTTCTGTGCACTAAATTGAGATTTTAAATTCCAAACACCTGTTGCCTTGTTTAATTCTTTTACGATAACGATTCCTGAACCGCCTGATCCTGATGATTGAGTTGGCCAAGATCCTGCTCCACCTCCACCACCTCCAGTATTGACTGTTCCTGATGTTGCTGCACCTGGTATTCCTGGTGCTCCAGCTCCACCCCCACCTGTTCCTCCAGTACCACCTGCGTTAGGTCCTGGAGCTGGACCTGCACCCCCACCTCCACCTCCACCTGCATAAACTCCTGAATTTGGTATTGGTGAACTAAATAATGGAGATACATTTGTTCCTGCTCCTCCTGGTCCACCTTCAAGTCCAGGATTAAAATTACTTCCCGCTGTAGAAGCTCCACCACCTCCGCCTCCAACTCCATTAGCTGGAATTGATCCTGAATTTCCTCCTGCATTACCTTGTGGCGGACTTACTGGTGGAGTATTTCCTGCAGCCCCTAAATTAGGACCTGCAGCTCTACCACCTCCTCCACCTGAACCTCCAGTTGCACCAGCTGATGTTCCTCCGAAACCTCCACCTGTTGATATAATTGTTGAAAAAATAGAAGGTGATCCTGAAATACCTACAGGAGTCGCTGGAATTGGACCACCTGTTCCACCTCCTCCTATTGTAATTGGATAAGCTGTTGCTCCACAAACTGCAAATGATGTACAAGTTCGAAGTCCACCTGCTCCACCTCCGCCACCTGCATCTATTCCACCTGATCCACCACCAGCTACAACTACATAAGCAACTAATCTAGTTCCCGGTTGCGTGGTTAATGTTGTTGATGCTGTGGCAATAGTTTGAGTACATTTACCAAACGATGTTGGATTAATTACTCCTATTATACCGCCATTGGGTGATCCCATAAGTCACTGCTCCTATTAAAAATTCTTTAACTTAATTGCCTGTAGCAATCCAAGATGAAGTGTCAGGTGACCAAGCGAATGTATTTTGTTGATCGTCTTTACCAATCCATCTTTGTCCAGCTTCATCCCAAGAAATAAAGTATCTTACATTATCTCCATAAGTTGTAACTGTTGGATATGCAACTGGGGCTTTCCAGTCGTCATTAGAGTCTAGCGACCAAGATGCAAATGGTTGTGGTGCGATAAATTTATTTTTTGTGGAATCAAACGTGTAACCAATTCCAGCATATTGTTTTCTGAAATTATTATTATAAGAAGTTTGAACCCATCTGTTTCCAGTTGTAAAAGGAACAATTTTTTTAACTGCTTCTTCTGCTCCAACTGATTGATCGCCGCCATTTGCGTTTACGTCATTGTTATCAATAACAACAACTCTTAATACTAAACCGTAGCTGTTTACTTCTGCAAAATGTGCCATATTATTTACTCCTTATTGTTTATTATAAATCATATTTTATTAAATTGAAAGTGCATAAATTTTTATGTTGTAAGTGTTCCAGATACAGTAAATGTCGCTACTTTACAACCTCCTGCTGGAGCTGGAAGTGTTGTAACTGTATTTGTTGCTGGTGATACAGAGAATGGAGCACTTCCTGGTGCTCTGATAATAACGATTCCTGAACCACCTGCTCCACCTGTTCCACCAGTAGTTGGTGTAGAACCTCCTCCACCTCCACCACCACCAGTATTAGGATTTCCTGCTGTTCCATTTCCTTGATTTCCACCAGCTCCACCTCCACCTGCACCACCTGAAGCTGCTCCACTAGATGGTGGATAACTTCCTCCTCCTCCTCCACCTGCATAAGTTACTGGTGATCCTGAAATACTGTTTGCACTACCTGCTCCTCCTGTTCTTCCACCAGGACCTGTTGCTCCTGCAGCAGAAGCTCCTCCACCTCCAGCTCCATTTGCTCCACCTGGATTATTACCATTTCCTCCTGGATTACCTTGTGATGGGCTTACCGGTGGACTATTTCCTGTTCCACCTGTTCCTGCAAAATTAGCTCCACCTCCTGATCCACCAGCTTCACCATTATTATTTCCTGCTGTTGCTCCACCTCCTCCACCTGTACTTGTAATTGTTGAAAAAATAGAAGGTGATCCTGGATTACGCACACCAGATGCACCTGGTGATGAATTAGTAGCTCCACCTCCTCCAATTGTAATTGGATAAGAAGTTCCACCTGATAATGTTAATTTTGTTCCTCCTGGAAAAGATGTTCTATAACCTCCCGCACCTCCTCCTCCTTGTCCTCCTGCATTAGGAGTAGAATTTCCTCCAGAGCCACCACCCGCTACTACTAAATAATCTACATCGAATGGAGCACTCGGTGTCCACGTTCCTGCTTTTTTATAATTGTATTGACATTGCAGTGACCAGACTCCGGAAACAACTTTAACTCCTGGTGCTGATATGACAACAATTCCTGAACCTCCTGAACCTCCTGTTTTAGCAGCCGTTGGACCTCCTGAACTACCTCCACCACCTCCACCTGTGTTTATGGTTCCTGGAATAGCATTTGTAGGACTTGTAGCAAGTTTACCTGCTCCACCTCCACCTGGTCCTCCAGTTCCTGATGAACCTGAAGAAGATCCACCACCTCCACCACCTGCATAAGTTACTGGTGAACCTGTTATTGAGTTAGCAGAACCTGCTCCTCCATTTCCTCCGTTAGAAGATGTTCCATTGGAACCAGTAGCAGAAGCTCCACCTCCTCCAGCAGAACCATAAGCTGGAGCAGTATTTAAACCACTTCCACCATTATTTCCTTGAGGAGGACTTACTGGCGGAGTATTTCCTGTTCCTCCTGTACCATTACCACCACTAGCAGCACCACCTCCACCACTACCACCACTACCACCATTTCTAGGAGCAGTTGGAATATTATTATTACCTCCAACTCCACCACCGGCTGATGTAATTGTTGAAAATATAGAAGGATTTCCAGCGGTACCTCCAGCTGTACAATCTCCTAATCCTCCAGATCCTCCACCTCCAACTGTTATTGGATAAGAAGATCCTCCTGCTAATGTTAA